AACGTTCTCCTCGGTGAGAGAGGCCGTCTTACCTACGGTAATCTGGTCGGTGCCGTCGGTGTACGCGCCGCTCTCGCCCTTACCGGCAGTCTTAACGCCGCCGGGCTGATTTGTACCCGTGCCGGTGAAAAGGTACTTTTCAATGCGGCGGGCGACGGCCTCGGCGATAACCTCGACGATATAGCTCTCGAACGCGGAAAGCGCCATCTCGGAGCAAGCACGGGAGGCTTTGACGAGCTTCACGATTTCGTAGCCGGTCAGAGAGACGGAGCCGAGGGAGTCGCTCGCGGCGGTAATGGCGGCGTTTTCGGTGTGGAGCGCGGCCTCGTCGTTCGTACCCTCGATAGCGAACTTGAAATTGCCGGGGACGTGGAAAATCTTGCATCTCTGCAAAATCGGCGCGACCTCGTACATTTTCTTGATGATCTGATTTGCGGTCGTCTCCGGGATAATGGGGAGGCCGGAGTTTGCCGCCGTGGAGTATGCGCGCTTTTCGTCGTCGGTCAGCGGCTTACCCTGCAAGGTCTTGAGCCATGCGGAGCGATAGAGCTTTTCGGTGCTCTCCGGCGCGGGCTGATTTGCGGAGCGAGCGACGGGATTAGAGAGGCCAGCGGGAGAGACCGGAGCCGCGCCACCGTTGAGCATACGCTCGATAGCCTGTCTCTTTTCGAGCTTCTCGTCCTCCTCGTTGAGCTCGCGGAGCTCTTTCTCGAGGTCGTCCATGTTGAGCTTGTTCTCGCTGTCGCCCTCAATGAGCTTACGGATTTCAGCTTTGCGGGCGGCGATTTCTGCGCGTCTCTTTTCGATGTTCATAATTTACCTCCAAAAAATGATAGTTGTTGTGTGGTCGGTTAGTATGTCAAAGCTACGAGTTTCTTCCGCCTCCGGGCTTGCTCCAAAGCCGCAAGCTCCCTCGAGTGCTCCTCCTCGAAAAAGCTCCGAGCCGAAATAGACGTGTCATTATAGGCGGGAATGTCCACCGCCGACACGTCGTATAGCTTTTTGACCTTTGTGATAGTGCGGGTATGGGTAACGGAGTCATAGGATGCCTCGCGCACCGTGAAAGAAAAGGACATTTTATCGACGTACCCGCCGTCGATTTCCTCGTAAAGCTCGCGCCCGGCAGTTGTTCCGCCGAGGTCTGCGTCGATGTTTACGCCGCGCTCGTCGATGTTGAGCGCGAGCGTTTTGTTTCGGAGGCGAGCGACGACCTTTCCGCCGTGGTTGTAGTTGAAAATCACGTCGGACATATCGCACTCGTCGAAAGCGTGACGGTCGATAATTTCCTTGTATTCCACGCCGTCGCACTCCCATAGCACCGTAGGCGAATTGAATACGATAGCCGTACCGCGTACCCGGTATTCTTTCGAGCCCTCGTCCCTCGGAACGAGGCTAAAGTCCTGCAAAGCGCGATACTCGCGCCCCTGTTTGATAGCCATAGCCTAACCCTCCTCTTTCCCGCCGGTTGGCTCCCCGGGCGGCGTAGTGTCGTCCGGCGGCGTATTTCCGCCGGTCTGGTATTTGTCTGCGAGCTTTGCGTTTACCATGTTCAGCGTTTGGACGCGGCGCGCGCCCTCCTCGCCGCCGATGGTCGGCATATCGAACATAGTCAAGATTTGGTCGAGCGTCGCCGCGCCGATTTCCGTCAAGAACTTTGCCGCCGTGACCTTTTCCGGGAGCGTCGCAAACTGGACGGAGTTCGCGGAAAAGACGATACGGTTTCCGTACCCGAACTCCCGCTCGGTAAAGAGCACATTCGAGAACGCTTGCGAGAGGCGGCGGAAAAACGGGGCGATTTCGCCGCTATAAAAAGCCTGTTCCTGTTGCGGAGTCGCGGTATTCTCAACGATTTCTTTCGACACGCCGAGATAGTCGTAAATCTCCTCTTTGACGTATGCGAGTTGTGTCGCCGGGATAGGAGTCGTCTTGTCTGTGATAGGCGTATAGTCGTATTTCGCGTCCGTGACGATAACGCCCGCTCCGTTGTTCTCCATACGGAGGTTGTCCCGGATAAAGTCGTCTCTGCGGCGGTTTAAGTCCTCCGTCTTGACGGCGTTCGAGACTTTCAAAATACCCCGGATAACCGCGACGAGCTCGGCAAACTTGCTCATACTCTGATTGAGCGTATTCGCTGTCTTGAGTGCGGTATCGAGCGGCTTGTTTCCGTCGCCGAAAATATCGTGCTCGAGGAAATGCCGCCGGACGTGGATAATTCGGGAATATTCGCAAATGTACGTTGCACCCGTCGCAAAGGTAAACCGGCAATAGAGCGTACCCATGTATTCGAGGAGCTCGAAATACTGTGCGTTGATAGGGTAGACCGCTGTCAAACGGCCTGTTTCATCGAAAACCGGGTACGCTATCGCGTTGTTATATACCTTGTACTGCGCGGCGAGCTTGTAATAGAAGTCCGCCGCCGTCATGTACGGATTAGGCCGGAACTGCAAAATGCGGTCGATATAGTCGTTTACCGCGACCGTCGTCTCTGCCGACTGCCGGACGTGGCGCGGCTGTGCGGTCGAGGCTCGGCGGGCGAAAGCGTCCACGGCGGAGCGTACCGTGTTAATATCCCACATATTCCCGGAATACGGTACGAAAGTAGACTCCCACGAGCTCAAGAGCTTGTATGCGTGGAAATCTTTATTTTTCTCGCTCTTGCCCCCGAAAATAGATTGAAAGAGCCCTCTCTTTGCCATTTTTTCACCCCACTAAATACATATAGTCCTCGTAATCCCGCACATAGATAACCCACGCATTGAGGAGGGATACCATGCCGTCGATACGGCGCTTTTCGGAAATCTTGACGGGCTGAATGTTGTTCACGCCGCTTTTTTTAACGCCTGTGTTCGTCAAGCACCAAAGCAAAACGGGATTTTTGTTGTAATTGACTTTCTTATCGGCGAGCGCCGCGCCGAGCTCCCTCATAGGTTGCGACCATGTAAAAGGCCCCTGTGCAACGGCGCACATTTCAAAGCCGTTCGCTTTCATTTCGTCCACCCAATAACCGGCGAGAGCGCGGTCGTAGCCGATTTTGAAAGCGTCTATCTTGAGCTCGTCCCGCATTTGGCAGTACCACGCCGTCACCGCCGAATAATCGACGCGAGTACCCTCGCATATCGTGACGAGCCCCCGCTCCGCCCAAATCTTATAGGGCGCTTCTTGCGTGTTGTGCTCGTCGAGCTGGTCGATTTTCTTTTGAGGGAGGAAATAGTGCTGAAAAACGTACACGATTTCATCGTCGGACGAGCGCCGGATAATCAGCGTCGCGCACGTTAGGTCGGTCGTCGCGGAGAGGTCGCACCCGCCGATAGCGTAGGTGTTATAGACCTCCTCGGGCTTGAATGTGGCCTCGTTTACTGCGTCCTCATAGGAGAGCCACGATGCCGCGCCGGTCGCCTTTACGTTAAAGTCCTTGCAGAGAACGCCGGGCAAGTCCTCGGGATTTTTCTTTGCTCGCTCTACGAAGTCGGCGAGCGTGGTATATTGCTTTATCGTCCCGAGGCCGGGATTTGCCTTTATCCATGCCGCCGGGTCTGTCCACTCCTCGCGCTTGTCGAGCTCGTAGAGGACGGGGAGGAAACGCTCGTCGGGAGTCTGCCCGTCGGCGACCTCGCAAGCGTAGCCGTAAAGGTTATCGAAAACAGACTCGCGCACCGTGCCGGACGTGGTAATCATAATCACAAGCGGCTGTCGGCGGCTCGAGGTCGATTGCTTCATAACCTCGTAGAGATTGCGGTCGCGGATAGCGTGGAGCTCGTCGATAATGACGGCGTGAGAGTTGAGGCCGTCGAGGGTATTCGAGTCCGAGGCCAACGCCTCGAACTTGGAGGCCGTCGCCGGAAAGTAAATGTCGTTGCGGCGCTTTTTGAGAATGGCGGAGAGCTCCGGGCTCTGCTTCACCATGTTTACGGCCTCTGTGAGCGTCTTTTTCGCTTGGTCTTTCTTGGTTGCTACGGAGTAAATCTCCGCCGCGCCCTCGTAGTCTGCGACGAGCATATAGAGCGCAAGAGCCGCGAGGAGCGTACTCTTGCCGTTCTTTCGCCCTACAAGAAAGAGTGTCTCTCGAAAGCGCCGGTATCCCGTCGCCCTCTCGAGCCACCCGAAAAGGAGTTGTATAAATGCTTTTTGGAAAAGCTCGAGCGTCAGAGACTCGCCGAGCGTCCCTTGAGACTGCTTGCAAAACCGCTCGACGAATGTAATCGGCCTCTCGCCGACGGCCTCGTCGAAGTAATACGGCGAGTTCTCGTCCGCCGCGTCCATTTCCGCCACGAGGCGACCATACACGGCCTTTACTCGTTTGCTCGTGACGATTTCGCCGGAGGAAATCCGCTCCCAATATTCCCGGACGTAGTTCACTACTTGCCCGACCGGGCGGCGGGCTTTGTGATAAAGCTCATAAGCTCGTCACCCGCCGATTTCTTTTCTTTCTCCGGGAGCAACGCGACGAGTTGGTTTGTGAGAGCGGAAAAGGATTTAATCGTCGTGTTGTAGGCACGGAGAGCCGGAGACTCCCGGCGGAGCTTTTGCGCCCCCTGTACGAAATCCTCTATCAAGTCGCCGTTGTTGATTTCGTCGGCGAGGCGTTCCAGCGTGACGGAGGTCACGGCGAATTGATTGATAAGCCCCTCGGCAAACTGCCGCTTTTCGGGAGGCATTTCTCGGAAAAGCCGTTTAATTTTCTTCTTTTTCGCCTCGATTTTTTCAGAAACCGAGAGCTCGTCGTAGCTTTTTTTATTTGTCGCCATATAATGAGTAAACCTCCCTCCGCCCCGGTTTTACCCCCCCTCATGTGCGCGCCCGGGTCGGTTCTTCCGAGGATTGAGGCGCGGTTACTTACCGGGTATCTATTTCGGCGCACCCCGGGGGGTATGTGGTGCTGTGATAATATTTCCGTCTGCATCGAAAGCGAGGCCGTCGGCAAGCGGCGGCGTTCCCTCGTGTATCAATGCGTGACACGTCCGGCAAACTGTCTCGAGGTTATCCTCGCCGAGCGCGATTGCCGGGTCGTCGATGTTCCTCGGCGTGAGCTCTATCTTGTGATGCACGATAACGCCGGGCTCGCCACAATGGACGCATAGCCCCGCGTCGCGCTTGAGAATATACGCTCGTGTGCGTCTCCATGCCGGAGACTCGTAAAACGCTTTTGCAAACTCTCTCATGCTCTCCGCCTCCGAATGGGTAAAGAGAACGCCCCGCACGGCCTCGAGCGTCCTCACGCATAAGCGCAAGGGCTCGACCATGTAGGGCGCACGGCGGCGAGGTTTCCCTCGACCTCTCTTTACGCCTCAATGATAGCACGGGGAAAATGCAAGTTTCCATACACCTTTTTTTCAATACATGAGAATAAGCGAGAAAGCGCCTTACATGGACGGCATAGCCCCCGCGCCGAAGTAGAGGAGAGCGAAGCGCACAAGAGCTTTGTTGCGCTGGTCGTAGATGGACGTAGGCGAGGCGTAGCATACGGCCTCGGCGATTTCTTCCTTGCTCTTGCGCTCGATGTACCAAAGCCGGAGGATACGCGCGTCGGCCTCGTCCATCTGCGCGAGCACGTCGTCGATTTCCTCGACCTTATCCCGGGTAACTTGGATTTCCCGCATAACCTCG